TATATATTATAACTATGAGAAGAACGAGGACAAGTAAAAAGAAAGAAAGTCGTTAATCATAATTATACCTCAAATATATTATATAGATAAGGTCTAAGTTCTTCTCGACTTTATTTTTTTTTTTTATGGTTCTCTTTTAGTAGTAGGATAGAATGTATCAAAGTTAAGTCCTTTGAATTTAACCGAAGTATCGTGTGATAACTTAAGTCTTTTCTGTACAAGCTCATGTTGTTGCTTATTAAGTTTAAGACCAAAGTTTACAGGTTTATCCCAAACATCTAGCATTTCATAAGGTAAGTCTCCTGCACATTTTGAGCATATCATCTCACCTTTACAAGTAAGTACAGAACGCATTTCCATTTCTTTTCCAGCATACTTACTGTAATTACTATCATCCAATTTAACTTCTTTACCACTATCTATCACCCAACGCCCAATATATTGTATCTTCTTTGAAGGGTCTACATATATTTTACAATATACTTTAGTTCCACAATCAGAACCATACTTATCAAGTCTTATAGTACGGAATACATAGTTCATCATCTTAGCAACAGCTCCTCCAACTTCAGTAGCCTTACCTCTTGAGTATCCACCTACAAGTCCCATATTAGAAGCATAAGATAAATCTTTCTTTTGAAGTCCATCTTGAAGTGATTCTGTAACAACTCTAAACTTATTAAAGTCACTATCTTGCGGAAGTGAACCTGCCATAACTGCCATTGTTTGAAATTGGTTTCCAAGTCCTAAAACTCCACTACCGTAAGCTTCCATTGCAGGGTCATCAGCATATACTTCTTCTACTTTCTTTAAAACTCCCTTTGCAACTTTATCTGCTGCAACTGGGTCATCATTTTTAAGTCCTTCTTTATTTTCTTCTATAAGCTTTTGCTTTAAATTCTTAATATCAGGTGTAAGACAAAGCATACCAGTTGATAGAGATGGGTTTACAAATGAGCTCATTCTTAATGAGAAAGACTCATATCTATTTATACATCTTTTATAATCATCTATAGTAATTTCTTTTGCTACAATCTTTACTCCTATTTCTGTAAGTATAGAAGCTAGTTTCTTTTTAGTTAGAACTTCTGTAAGAAGTGGTATCTTACATTCTTGGAATAATAGTTTCCATACAATGAATTGTCCTATTGTGCAGTAATAAGTCTTATTACCAGCAAGTCCGTATGTTCCACCTTCAAATTCCATAAGTTCTCTTATGTCATTTTCTTTCTTGAATTTAGTTGTATCTCCTATTCTTAATTCTTTAAATAAGAAGCTCATAGTTATATCATCAGGAGTTGCAGCCTTAAGTTTTGCAACAGTTTCAGATTTTGCAAGTTTTGCTCCCTTTTGGAATACTGTAAATGAATACAATGCTTGTTGAGCGTCATTTCCAAGCTTCTTCATATTCTCAAGCTTCATATCGTAATATAAGTTTAAAGAGTTTCTCTTTTGCTTACATTCTTCATTGGCTTCGTCTGAGAACACTGGTCTTGCAACTGTCTTATCCCCATCTAAGTCTCCGTCCATTCCTGCAAGTTGTAATGTAGATATCTTTTCAGATTCTATAAAGTAACCTGATAATTCCTTCTCAGCTCTTATTGCATTTTCTCTTATATGTAAATCTCCATACTTATCTATTATGTAATCTATATCAGGATAGTAAGGATACTTCATTCCATAAGCTTCAACTTCAACCGTTCTTAAAGTTGATAGTACATGAATAAGAGTAGGTATTATATTAAAGCTATCCATTGTAGGATGCCGTGTAACCATCATGTGTCTTTCAGCAAGTTCAGCTTCTTCATAGGCAAACATATAAAGCAAATCAGTTATTGTCATAGCTCTTGACTTTTGCTTACCATTTACTTTATACTCCATTATAAGTGGTTCTCCATCAGGAGTTAAAATAGGATTAAGTCTTTCAGATATAGAATGCAGGTAAGTATCTCTATATTCTTTCATCTTTTCCCCGTCATAATACATTTCCTTTTCCATGAGTGAAAACTGAGAACCGTTCTTTTTTCTCATAGGAAGTTGCTTTAGAAAGGCTGACATTCTTCTTGACATAAATAAAAACATTCCAGCACTTATAGATGTAAGTGGGAATCCAGTTTTATCAACATTTACCTTTTCATCATAGAACTTATCTCCATCAAACTCATGTCCCGATAGTACAATAAGAGAACCATAGTCCACGTGCTTTGATAAAGCTCTTTTTCTTTGAAGTCCATACTTCCCACCAATTATAGCTTTTAAGAAATCATACAGTTGTACAATTTGTAGCTGTATTTGATACATAAGTCTATTAACATCAAATAACTTCACATCTTTATTATCCTTAAGTAGTTTAGCTTTATTCATAAGAGAACGATATAAAGAGTTGAGCTCATCAATACCCATTTGTCCAGCTCTTATATCAACGTCTCTGAATGCTATAGGTATAACTATCATCTTATCTGTAAATAAAGTAGTCTTGTCGTATTTCTTAAGTACAGCTCTTACATCTTCTTTAAATAAAGATAAGTCTTGGTCTTCATCATTTCCTGAGTTTATATTATTAAACTTAATCTTTTCAAAGTTCTTATAAAGCCATTCAAGTCCAGTGTATCCTGTAGGGTCAGGTTTTAACTCTCCCTTATCTGTAATAGTATAATAATCAGTACCCGCAATTATTCCATCTATCTTTCTAAAGCTTCTTTTAAATATTCTTTTATAAATAACTGGGTGCATAAACTTTCCATTTAAGCTTATGTATCCAAATAGTGTTTGTCTATCAAGAGTTGAAACTCCAAATATTCTTTGTGATACAAGTCCATTAGGGTCTGGAGAACCGTTTGCCATAAAAAGGTTAGTTGAAGTAACCTCTTGTATTTTAAGCTTTCTCACAAACTCATCAAATTTAATCAGTTTCATTATAAATCTGTAACCTCCTTACCTTCGCTCTCAGCAAGATGTGCAAGGTCATATAAATCATTAGGGTCAATATTAAGTAGTGCTGTATAACCTTGCTCTTCACGCATTTCATATATTTCTCTGTCATTTCTATTTTGCATATCTAAGTTCTTCATTGATTCTATTGCTACCATAACTTCTTTAAAGTTTCTAGGTTGTATACGTTTTAAAACATCCATAGCTTCTTTTGGAATCTTTTTACAATTTGTATTTAACTTTCCTCTTACGAATAACCAGTCTCTTTTTCTTGTAGCTGCTCTATTATCTTCTATTGCTTTCTCTTCTTTTACCTTAGTCATTTGATACATTACTCTTTGATAGTAAATAGTAACCATTCTTGTTACTAACTCTTGTAAGTTAGCATTTGTCATATAGATATTCATAATATCCCTTGTATCAGGTGGCATATCATCAAATATCTTTTTGACAATCTCTTCCATATCTTTACTACGTGGAGTACCAAATCTTGGTACTATTATTTCTGAGAATATATTTTCTTCCAGTGGCTTTTCAGCATTAGTATACTTAAGTTTTATAAATGGTTCAGTATATGCTGCAACCATACTATCTAGTGTCTCTATTACATCTCCATTGAAGTTAAGTTTTGTACTCATTCTTAACTTTTCTCTTTCAAGTTCAATATTCTTATTAAGCTCTTCTTTTCTTATCTCTAACTCTCTTTCTTTAATCTCAAGCTCTTTTAGAGTTCGCATCTTATCAAGATGTAACCTTTTAAGTTCCATTCTTTCACGAAAATCAAACTCTCTTGACTTAAAGATAAACCATAGGACAAAGCCTACTGCCGTAAATGTTACTATATTTATTATACATATTAAAAATATTATAGTTAAATCCATCTATGTTAAACCTCCGTTTGTTATTATTTTACTATATAAAATGTTCGTAAACTCGTTTGTAACGAACACTTTTATGAGATTTAGAACTAACAAAGGAGGTTTATAATGCTAAGAATTGACGACTTTTTAACTGATAATAGAGACATTCTAAACTGTCTTAAAACAGCAGTTATTAAAAAGCAAAAGGAACTAGAATACTATGACACTGAAGAGTCTCGTGTCAGATTTAATATATACAGAAATGCTAGAAATCAAACTGATAGTATTTATGAATACGATTATGAAGTAGAAGAGTTCTTCGCTGTAGGATATCTAAATCATGATAATATAATAAGAATGCAAAGATTCCCAAAAGATATAAAGTTATACTTAAGTGAAGAGCAGTGTGAGAAACTTTTGGAGAATAAAAGAAAGTATATACTTTCAAACTATATTGAAGAGAATGAGTATGTATTAACTCTTATGGGATATCCTTATCAAGAAGAAGACTTTTTATATCTTGGATACCATATAGACGGTATAAGAGATAATATCCCAGTTCACCGTATGAGCCAAGGAGAAATATCTATCTTAACTAATAAGGGAATACTGAAGAAAATTATAGAAGATAATCCTGATAAAGAGTATCTTAACTATATCACAAGAAGAATACCTTTTTATGTGACAAGAACTACAGAAGCTTTTGGACTTTTATATATTGATACTACGAAATACAATGTAGGATATAGAGTTGCAGAAGTTTATGAATACATGAGAATTGCTTATATGAAAACTCAGTACAATGAATACTATCATGATTCTTATGATTACTACGAACCACTTACGGCAACTTATCTTATCTGTGCCACAATGTATATGATACTTGCTGAAAACCCTATGAATATACTTGAGTTCGACTTTACATCAGACGAGATACTAGATAGTCTTTATAGAACATTCTCAATTCCGTATGTTGCAGATTTACCCAAATCTGTGCGTATAGCGTTTGCTGAGAAGATAAATAGAGTTTTAAGATATAAAGGAGATAAATCATCAATACTTAATATAGCTGAAGCTTTCGGTATTAAAGATGTATACCAATATATCCTTTATAAAGAATATGTAGATTTTGAAAAAGGTTATGACCCTACTAAGTCTTTAGAAGAAAACTATAAGCTATCATTTGTAAGAGTACCGATTGGAGCTAAGGATTTACATAAGTTTATTTACAATATAAGAGAAGGGGATACTAAAGCTAAGATTCCTTTTGATGAGTTTGTATCTGGAGATAGAAGATGGGGACTTGGAAGAGATAAATTAAAAGAATATGTAATGAAAGAGAACTTCTCATACGTTACTACAAAGTATATTGGAGTTGATAGTGTCGTATCACTTACAGAAAATGCTTTTACTCAATCTGAGTTTTTATCATTTTTATTCGGTAATAAAGAAAGATTAGGGGATTTTAAACTTACTCTTACTAAAGCAAATCTTCAAGCAAGTCTATGGGACGCATTTGTATATTCTATGGTACTTATTATGAATAAGAATGGTTATGAAGATGATATAATAAAAGACCCTGAAGGACTTGTTTATATCTATGGTATAGACAATCACTTTAAACTAACAGAAGAAGTTGCTGAAGCTTTTAACTCAAGAGTTCCAAAAGATATGGAATACTTGTCTTATTATAAGACAGTAAATGAATCTATGACAGTTGTAGATTTCTTAGATGTACTTTTACATAACAGAAATGCTTTAGGAGTTCTAAGAAGAATGATAAGAGAAGAGCACTTTGATTATGCTATAATGAAAGAGCTTATGAAACTTGAGCACATGATAGGTACTATGGCTATTAATCATTACTATGGACAGATTAAAAATTATGACAGTTATTCAGATTACTTAGCTGTATCTAATCCACCTTTATATACACACTTACAAGCAATGAAAGTTGGTGGACATGTAGAAGATGATATGAATGAGGAGCTTCTATCAGTAATAGAAGATTTATATAACTACTGTAATCCATCTCATACAGCAGCAAGAGATAATCTTTTATCATTCCTGTCTAAGATAAAGGAAGATGAAGCTCAAACTATTAAAACGACAATGTTTAAGATGATAGCTTTCTTAAAAACTTATACAGTTGATTTAAGAGTATCTGAAACTTCGTATGTATTTGATGATTATGAAAGAATATTATCAGAGGTACTTATTAAGAACCACGTATGGCTTTGGGATAGAGTTACTACAACTACTTATGAAGAAGCTACGCAAACTGTAAAGATGTTAGGATTCCACTCGTATCTTGAAGTAACCGATTTTATCCATAGAAAGGGAGTAAGAGATAGAAGTAAGGTTATGTATCCACCTTGGGTTACAGTTCCTAATACAGTAGAATATCTAAGACCTGATATGAATGAGATTACGTATGATGATGGATTCCAAAGATGGTTTAAAGAGTATGACAATGATTATATAGATGTATTTGAAACTGTACCACATGTACTATATAAAGTACACGAAAGAGATAGAGATATAGAAATTCACGACTATGCTTTTCAAAAGACTTTTAAAGAATTTGAGCATGAATACGTAGAACCATTAGAAATTTTAAATGATAAATATAAATGGTATTTCTGGGATAGATATTCAAATCTAGGAGTAAAAGATACTATTACTAATAAAACTAAACTGGATATTCATACAGATACTAAGGTTTATGATACGATAAGATGTCGTGAAACTGGTCGTTTACAAACAGACATTGTAGATATATTAAATAGATAGGAGGAAGATAAATGAGAAAATTAGACGATATATTATCATTTTCTTCATCTTTAGATGACCCTAAACATTCAAACGAAGTAAGAGGTGTTCTTATAAAGAAAGAAGATAATGTAACTCTACCCTCTGGTAGAACTCTTTTCAGAAGAACTAAGTCTGGAGAAAACACTATGCTTATTGGAGTTACTCAGTTACTTGCAGAATTCTTAACTGGTAAAAGAACTAATAAAATACAAGTATTAACTTTAGATGAAGATTTAAAAACTACTATTACACCTACATCTTCTATAGTTAAAAATGAACTTAACTATTGTGGAGTAATGCTATGTAATGGTGGAGCAGATGGAGCTGTTGTTAAAGCTGTTAATAGATATGCTCCGGGATTTACTGCTGCTACAAGAATACCTTGGAGAATGGTAAAGAAAGCTTCTGATGACCCTAATACTTTATATCAAAACTATGCTGGAAGAAGTGTAGAAGGAAATGATGTAAAATATTATCTAAAGAAATTAAAGAAGATAGATTGGGTTAATAGAACTGTAGATGGAGAACAAAAGCTAACTGATAGACCAGAAAACTCTTTATCTGGTTCAGTAGCTGTTGAAACTGTTATCCAAACTGAGTTTAATATAACTCTTCAAGATATGGCTGAATATTATAAATCTATAGGTGAAAATGTAAGAAGAAAATTCTCTACTATTTGCTTATTCATTGGTAATACAGTAAATGTACAGTTAAATGGTTCTACTTATACAGACCACAGAAACTTATTAGTTGCTAACCAACTAAATATAGAAGAAGAGTATTTAAAACAAAACAAAGAGGCAGAGTACGAATATAACGTGCACTTCAGATAATATGATTGGTGTAGGGGTGTCCCTACACCATTAATATTTTTTCGTATATATTATAAACGAAGTAGTACAATACAATAATATTTTATGGAGGTAAAAATTATGAAAGATGGTTTAGTTTATTTAATTGGAGGAAGAAATGATTACTCAAAAGAGATAGTTTTTGAGAATGCTGAAAATTGGGATTTCATTGTGAATCGCACACTACATGATGAACTTAGCAATGTACATGGTAGTGATAGTATTAGCAAATGGGTTGAACACGTTGAAGAAGCTATCAATGAAAAGAAGGACAACTATGGTCCTAGTATTGAACTGTACATTGACGTGGAAGGAATTGGTACAGTATGGTTAATTCCAGCTATAACTCACATCGCAAGAAGCATTTATGATGATGAGGAATTTACTGGAGTATTTATATCTCTAATAGATTTTGATGGAGATAACTATACTTGTGTACCAATCAAGAAATTCATTTAAGGTTAAAACTGGGGTGGTGAAATTCCACCCACTTTATATTAATATTAAAATTTTAGGAGGAATAAAAATGTCAATTAGAAATGTAAATGTGGAAAATGAAGTACCTATGTGGAAAAAGATTATAGTGGTTGGATTATACGATGCAGTTAATTTTAATCCAATAGACACAAAACCTGAAGGAAGTTATATTATAGACATACGTCGTAATACTGAAGCTGGAATATTTGGAACTGTAGTACATCACGAATCAGATACAGTATATGATGTGCTAGAAGATTTAGTAAGTATTATAAAGGCTATGGCTTTCACAAAAGAAAAACGTGGCTTTAACGTCTTTAATGGTCCAAGAAGAAGTATGTATGTTCTTAATGGAAAATCGAAGGGCATTATAATATCTTTACTACAAGATTTAAAAGAAAGATGTCCAGTAGCTTTTTCTGATGAGTTAGCTGAGCAATATAATGATGTACTAGCTATGCTTAGAGGTGCAAATACTTTATTTGCAAATAATGAAGAGATGACTTCTAATGAGGCTACTCGTAGAATAAACATAGTATTCAATTCTGTAGATAAAGAAAATCTTGCCAAACCTAAAGAAGAAATAAAAGAAGGTGGAAAATTTATGAAAGATAAGTTCTTTACTCCACCAGTAACAAAAGAAGAAAAACCTGAAGTTACTAATGTTAGAACTAAAGAAGGGGTATTCATTCCAGATGATGTAAACCCTAAGAAAACATTTAGAGCAGGTATGATACTTGCGAATATAATCCATGTTACAGATGTAGTAGATGGAGAATATTGTGGTAATATGAGAATGCCTGTATATAAATACATAAAAGGAGTTCTAAAGGATGACCATAGCGGTAGACCTTTAGTTCTTTGTAATGATGATGCTACAAGATTATATGATGAGTTTGTAAGACGTGGTGAAAGAGATATACATGGCAAACTATTGTATACAAAAGAATTTGGTAAGTTCTTGGCAAACGTTATCCCTATAGATGAAAAAGAAGTAATAAAAGATATAGGAGATGACGGTTGGGATGATGTGATGTTAGCTGAAAGATGGTCAGGAATTAAAGCTCCTGAAAAGAAAAAGAATGCCGTTATCATTACAGCTAATAATAAATTAGGAAATCATCTTAATGTATTGAATACCAATAAAGCGATAGAGCTATTTGGTATAGATACTAACAAAGTGGCAGTCAATTCTCTTATGAGTTTACTACCAAATGTGACTACTAAGATAGAAGAAATGCAAGGTCTTTATAACATAGCAAAATATATAGATGACAATGACATTGATATCATCTATATAGACACAATTACAATAAATCCAGATAATATGGAATTTTGGGATAGAATAGTTGAACTAGGAAAGATACTAAAACTTTGTGCAAATAAGCACGTTAAATATATAGGTGCTGACAAGAAAGAATATGTATTTCCTACAAAATAAAAGTATTGGCTGGGGGTTTCCCAGCCTTTATTTTTTACGTTCCGGAAACCGTCCCAAACACCCCTTTAGTGAAAAATATAATGTAAAAAGGAGGTTTTAACATGGATGACGAGAACAAATTACCCGGGGGTAGTTTAAGCGATGTTACTACCGATGCGTATAATAGGATACAGGATTCAGTTAATAATAACATAGTAAATCCTATATCAAATGTATATTCTGGTATTACAAATACAGATTGGTCTGAAGTTGCATCAGGAGTTAAAGATAACCTTTATTCTAGCGGTACAGACTTTGTAAATAATGCCATAGGAACTGTATCTGAGAATATAGATAATGCTATTAAAACTGGAGTTAATAATGTAACTGGTATGGTTGACAACTACGTCAATAATGCCGTTAGTAGAGTAACTGAGAAGATAAATAATAAATTCAATTCAACTTTTGGTAAGATAGAAGCAAAGCTTAGAAAAGGCTTATTCGGTAAGATAGATAGCTGGTTTGGAAATCCAGTATTAAATTCATATAAATCTATATTCGGTGGACTTCCGGGTAAACTCGGAAGTACGCTTAAGGGTTCTTTTCGTAATAACCCTTGGATTAATTTCTATATAGATGGGAATAACTATGTTGATAGACCCGGACTTACAGGTGGTACTGGTGGAAGTACAGGTGGTTATAATTGGGGAGATAACGTACATGGTGGAATAAATAGTGCCGCAAATCATGGGGGTTGGGCAAATCGTGCTAATTCAACTGGTGGTGGAGTAGATGGTCCTGCGGCTGCTGCTTGGAATCATAGATATAGTGGCGGTGGAAGTAATGGCTATAATAACGGACGTTCTACAGGAGATAGACCTTATGGTACTAATACTTATAAGAATATCCCACAAAGAGGAAATAGAAGTGAGCATACAAGTCCCGGAGATATGTCTTTATATTCAACAGCAGCATTTAAAGATATAGCTGAGCATATTAAAAATACTTATGGTTTTACTTCTAATATAAATGAAGGAATGCACTTAGAAAGAAGCTTTGTAAATAGATTCGGAGTTACTCTAATTGACAATACTCTTGCTCATACAAGAACTCATATATTTATAGGTAAACCTACTTGTCGTGTACTTGATACAAAATCAGGTTTAGTTCCTGAAGACTTAGGTAAGAAAGATGCGGACCTTGCAATGATTATAAATCAAGACCCATCTTTATATACTCAGCTTAATGGTAGAATACCGGGAGCTACTCCTTTTATGACAGCTTTGCAAAATAGAGTAGTTGGAATATCATTCCAAGATGCGACTTTATCTAAAGCTGAATCTGCTGCAAATATAAGAGGTATAAGACAAGAGTATCCAATATCATTTGCTGAGTCTTTAGTTAATGTGCCTATAACTTTAACCTTTGCTATGGATAGAAATGCTGAAGCATTTAAGCTTATAAATGTTTGGGTTACTTATATGGAGAAAGTAAAAGAAGGAACTTTGTCTCAAGAGTATGAAGATTCTATGTATAATAGAATGAGTTACACTGCTCCAATATTTGTATTCGTTACTGAAGAAAATAACCACGATATTATATTCTGGGCAAAGCTTGTTGGTAACTATCCTACAAGTATACCTTTTTCTGTATTTTCAAACCAAGGTCTAGTTAATAGAGAAGTAAGAGAAATATCAGTTTCATTCAGTTCAGCGATGTTTAAACCATTTGATGCTTACGCTCTTATGGAATTTAACGATATGCAAAAGACAGCAAATAAACAGTTCTGGGCTGACTATGTACCAATAGCTGATAGAAAGCTTGAATACTATTGGACATCAGGTGCTACAGTTACATTAAATGATGATACAGGTAAATTTAGACTTAACTATTACACATCATCTGGTGGAACTACAGCAACATCTTCACATTCAGGTGGTGCAAGAAATGGCGGTACTGCTGGTGGTGGAGCATTTGGTGACTTTGTAAGTAACGCTGTTGCAAAAGCAAAAAGTTTCTTAGGTAGATAAATAGTAGGAGGAAGAGATGGAAGAAAAGAAGTTTATTTCAACTAAAGAAGAATTTCTAAAATCTATGGCTGTAGTTTTAGATACTCTTGGTATGCCACCTGATAGAGTTAATGCTCTGTCTACTGCATACTATCAAACTCAGGGACTTGGAGAATTATACGATATAGTATCGTATTCTTCTTATGTATCGTCAAGAGAGATGTTCCCTGTAACAGCTCAGTTTAAAGACTCTTTATTCAAATGGAATAAAGTTGCTGATGTATCATTTCAAATGGCAAGAGCTTCAATGAGAAGATTTGCATTTACTATGTATATAGAAGATGTACTTAAAAATGCTGAAATGATAAATCCTAATTTATATAGATACACTATACCTCATACACTTGAGGTTAAGATAAATGAGTTTGTGTATTCTCTTGACTATGATATACAAATTCAAATATATGACCCTAATGGTCGTATGGCGATTACTGCAAGATATGATGTTGATAGCTTATATAACCCTATATCTCCGATTAAGAATCCGAATATAAGAGTTATTAAGCAAAATAAGAATATGGTTTTAACTCTTGACTTATACCAATATCAAAGAAAGCTTGAGACTTATAGATATGTAGATTCATCAACTGACGTTTATCCTATAACGTATGAAGACCAGCTTATAGACTTCACACCATACTATAGAGTAGATGAGTATACATCTACTGTAAAGAGATTACAAAAGTCAATGTATTATGATAAGTCAATTCCTGATAAGCCTACAATATACTATGATTTAAACCAAAATAAAATAACTCTTACAAATAGAGGATACAGAGGAAACTTTGTTCCTGTAAGAGATAGTATAATTGAGCTTTCTATGTATATTACAAAGGGAGATAAAGCTAACTTTGAATATATTGGAGATAAGATAGTGCTTGAAGATTCGACTGGAGAAGAGTTACCTTTTTATATAACAGCTACTACTGAAATGAAATATACAATAGAAGGAGCCAATGAAGATAACTTAGAAACTTTAAGAAGAAAGATAATAAACTCACTTCATACAAGAAACTCTTTAATTACTGACTATGATTTATCACTACATTTCTCACAAAGAAATAATAAAGCATATAAGGTTATTAAAACAAGAGATGACTGGAAGATGAGAGTATATTCAATATTTGCACCACTGTACTTTGGTAAAGATAGAAAGTATCTAATACCTACAAATACTTTAAATGTACAAGTTAAGTTAAATGAACTTATAAAGAAAGATACACATTATAAGATACCCGAAACTACTCATTTAAGAACTGGACTTGGAGACAGTGTTGTATACCCAAGAGCGTTAGCTACAGGAACTGATTCGTTTGATTATATGCTATCTCTTGTACATGTGATAAATAGAATTAAAAGAGTAGTTGAAACTTATGAGATGTATATAGCGAGAGATAATCCTTGTGAGTTTGAATATAACTACGATAAGGTAAAATATAACTTCATGGTTAATAGACTATATATTAATCGTGAGCCTAATAAGAATATTAAGCTATCTTTTAACTTACTTACAAATCTTGCTTCAGAAGATAAGAAAGACTTAGTTGTATTTCATACACAAAATCCAAGTGGTGGTATAACTGATAATGGACAAATAAAAGTAAATGTAGCTTTCCAATCTCAAGATGGAGCATATATAGGTTATGTACCAGCTGTAATGAAATCTTATGAAGAAGGCAATGATATGTACAGATTTGAGGCTGAGCTTGAAACTGATTACTTTATAAAAGATGGAAGACTTGATTTAGCTTTATATAATAATGGAGTGAAAGCTAATGTTCAATCTGATATTAAGTTTAAAGCTATAAAGATACTTGTACAAGATGATGGTAATAATAACGATAATAGTGCTCATAGATATGGAGTTCCTGATATATCTGGTAAAGCACTTGTAAATGTATTCTCAGTTAATGATATAGATTTAATAAAAGAATATACAGATATATCTGGAATACAAATAGAAGATATAGATACAAATACAATAAAGCTTATGTCTATACCACTTTTCGGATATAAGTTTGTAGAAGACAATGGTTACTCAGTATTTAATGAAGTATATGCTGAAATGGATTACATAAATACATTATGGCTACAAACTCAAACTAACTTTACAGCAACTCTTAAGTTCGTAAATACCTATGGTTCAGCTAAGAACCACGCTATTGGTAATGAGAACGCAAGACTTGATAAAGTCAATGTATCCTTTGTATTTAAAGTAGGACTTAAGTATAATGCTACTAATGATTTGGATTATGTAAGGGATTATATAAGAGATTACTTTGCTAAAATTGATTTCTTAAATGATGAGACATTCCACGTGTCTGATTTGATAAGAAAAGTAAGAGATGATATAACTGACGTAACTAAGATAGAATTTGTGTCTATTAATAGCTATAACCAAGACTATCAATATCTATATGCAGATTATGACCCTAATGACTCAGCTGTCATACCTGAGATAGTTAATATTGAATATAATAAAGAAGGGGAGTACAATATAGTTTTAAATAAAATCTAAATGTCATTAACACCGACATAGATTATTTTAAGGAGGATAAGTAATATGGAACAACAAAGAAAAAACGCGGAAGAATTAGTATCAACTCATTTTCACTCAGTGGTATATTTTGCAAAAGAAGTAGCAAATTGCAAAAGATGTGGAATGCAACTTTTTGAAAGAGGACTTTTAGTTGCAATGTATAGAAGAACTGAAGAAGGACCTTTTGAAAAGAAAGCAGAAAAGACACATTTTATTTCAAATAATGATTTTGAAGATTTAGCTTTAATGCTCCGTCAAGCAAGAATAAAGATGAATACAAAATCTCCATTTGAATTTGCAATAGCTGGAAAGGAAAGTGCATTTGGAATATTCGGTGTTGAAGATACTGAAGGTAACTACATTTGTGGACTTTCAATTTATGATGTAGTGGAAGGACAAATAATACAAAAATCAAAGCTCGTTTGTCCTTTCTCAAATTCAATAAAATTGAAATCATTTGCAAGTGATGGTACTATTGAAGATATGGTTAGAAGTGGAGCTACAACTGAAACTGAAACTATCTTGAATAAAATAAATGCAATCCTTGCTGGAACTTCTACTATAGAATCATTCCACCAATCTAAACTTGCTAAGAAATTTGCAAATGCAAATACTAATAAGAAAGTGGAAGTGAATGAAGAATACATTCCAGATAACAAGGCAGAAGATGATTACTGGAGTAATATTGACCAATAATGAGTATAATGGCTGGGGAAACCCAGCTATTTACTTTGACCTAAGGAGGATAAATATATGGTAGCTACACTTAAAAATGATTTGATTAGAAATGTTAAACCTGTAGGACAGAATGTCAAACCGAAAGAAAGTAAACTTATGAAAGAGAGTAGAAGTAAGAATAATCTTATGCAAAATGTAAGGGGGATGAAATGATTAATCTATATGCTGAAACTGACTTAAATGAGAGGGTAACCGTAAGAATAGCTGAACTTCCTGACGCAAATACTTGCTTTAAATTCCATAAGGCTATATATGACTATCACCAAGAACATGTGAATTTCAAATTAGAACCTTTAGGAAATCTTATGGGGAAAATACAAGCTGATATGAAGTCTGGAAGAACCAAAACTGTTATTGCTTCATCTAAACTTGGTAGCTTAAAAGAAGATGTGGGAATGATAGAAATAAGAATAGATAGAATGGCGACTCCTGTAACTGCTTATATTACAGCTGTATGGGTTGATGAGAAATCAAGAGGTAAAGGAATAGCAAGTATTATGCTATCTGTAGTAGAAGCTATGGCTAAGAAAGATGGTGCTGATATAGTATCTTTAAATGTATTTGATTTCAATACGGAGGCTGCACATTTATATCAAAAGAAAGGATATAAACAAGTAAAGCGTGACAGGTCTTATAGAACTACTTATGAGAAAAAGCTGTAATAACTTCATTTTATTTTTCAATTATATATAATAAACATAGAAGACAAGAACAAACTCAAGAAGGCTTGAGAGTTCGCTGTCAAAATTTAAAGACTGGGAGGTCGATGTTTTATGTTGAAAAATAAATTAGAAAGTGAAGTAATAAACGGAATGGAAGTTCCTTTTCATTCTGAAATCAAAGCTGGGTATAAAGTTGCTAAAGCAAAGCACATTCATTCAGAAAAGTGCAAAGCTATGAGAGCAAGAAGAAACAAGCAATTCAATAAAGTTCGTATATTATATTGGAACTTAATGGCATTACTTACAGGAATTGTACTGGTTTCAGTAGGAAGAATAATGTACGACGTTGTAAGAATAATTAAGATGTAAAATATTGGAGGGGTCATTCCTCTCCTTTATTTTTTGAGAATACTTCATATAAGGGAGGCGTAAGCATGAAGAAGTTATTAAAACTTTTCTCGAACAGTGAGTTCCAAGTTATCACTGTTGGTTTGGCATTTACGATAGCTGTATTAGTTATCGTAAATATATAAGTAAGGGAGCTAGTTCTCCCTTATTTTTTGTAACCTTTCTATAGGAGAGTGATAGTATGAAGTTAAAAGATAAACCCACATTAGGAAATAAGATAACATATCAAGATGAAGTCATAGTAGACCTTATAGGAGGTATTACAAATGCTATAACTGAAAAGATAGATGATATGCCTTTTACAGAGGGTATGATAGTATTAAGTGGTATAATACACGGACTTTTAGATTACAGAGAAGAATTTATAAAAGAAAATGGTAGCTTTGAAAATGAGTGGGATATTAAAAGATATAATTATTTAATTAGACTTATGAATGATAAGTTTGGTTTTGATATGCAAGAAATATGATTGGGCGTAATGCCCAATCAATTATTTTAAATCTTGTCTTTTATATGTATTTAGCAAGTCTTCTTTAATACCTTCAGGAATGTTTGCTATTGTATCAGGAACTAAGTCATAAGTTTCTTCTGTTTCTGATAAAGCATATTGCATACCACCTGAGTTTACTACACTAAGTACACCATGATAAGATGGTGGAATTAAAGCTTCTTCTGAAGCAATCTTACCTGTATCTTTGTCATAAGTTCTAAGCCAACCTATCTTCTCATTATCGTCCCAGTGACATTTAACTTCAGTATTATTTATAAACTTATTTCTAAGTCCAGTTTGAGCAGCCGCGTATGAAAATCTATTATCCATAGCGTCATAATCCTTTATCTCAGAATTACCTTGTAAGAATTGAGATGAATCGGGTTTTTCCACTTTACCAAATAATGAAGTAAATCCAGCTTTAGCTTCGGGAACTCCTGAATATTCAACTTCTCCATTTTCATTTCTTTCTTCTACTTCGGGATAAGTAGGTTCAGCTTCTCTAGGTATCGTGCTTGTAGTAGAACCAAGTACAGTTCCACCATAAGATGGAATAGCTGCAAGTGCTTTAGGCTCTCTATTCATTTGAGAGTCTATAAGTCCAGCAATAGATGCTTTCATCATTGTATTACCACCTTTAACATCAACAACCTTACCTGTCATTTCATGTACCATCTTTTGCTCTTTAAGTTCTGTATCCTTAATATCCTTTATTGCACCCATTATCATTTTAATAGCGTTCATCTTGGTTGTGTAAAGAGAAGTTCTATTTTTTGTAGATTCCGTTTCTATTTCTACTTTCTTAGGGAAAGCTTCTAGTATTTCTCTAGTTCTTCTTTCAGACTTCTTTATTTCAGTATCTATCTCTTTGATAAGGGAGTTCATTTTAGCTATATAAGGTTGATACTTCTTTTCCATTTCAGACATTTGCTTTTGTGAACCGTCATAGACAACCTTACCGCCGAAATATGAAGTAGAAAAGGTATCAGAATTTTCTCTAGTTTTTCTAGGAAAAAGTATCATAAATAAAACCTCCTTTTTGATAACTTCTAATATCTTCGTGTTTTTGACTATTTTGTGAGGATACGAAACCGATATATAGAGGTGATTTAGAATGAAAGATTTATTTTATAATTCATATTACGATAAAGAAAATGATGTTTATAATTTACTTATGTATAATACAGAAACTGGCGAGCAGTATGTAAAGAAGATACAAAAACCTAAAGTATCTGTATACACTGTAAAAGGGGAAGTACCAAATTACTATAGAGAAACTATGAACTTAAAGGACTTAGATGAGCATAGAGTTTCATATAAATGGAGAGGATTTGAACTTGCAAAGATACTAGGAGAAGGAGATAGTTTTAGAAGAACTCTTATAGAAAGAAAGATAAAGTATGACCATATCTTTTTGGATAGAAGATGTATAGGTTCAGACTTACCTATAGAAGACTTAACTATTATGAGTTATCTTGATAGTTTAGGATATGAAGAAAAAGATGGAGTCAAAGATTATAATGACTTGCCACCTATTAAGAATATCAAGAAAGGTTACTACGATATAGAAACTGATGTATTAAATATAGATGAAGAAAGATTACAACCTATTATTTGTAGTACGTATTATGACGCTCATACAAATACAGCTTCTGTATACTCTATTATAAGAGATGACTTTAAAGGACAAGACGAAATAATAAAAGATGAAGCTAAGTTTGTACACGATTTTAAAGCAAAGCTTATAGAGCATATAAACGACGCTCAAATGGGAGAGAAAGCAAGACAGTTACTTGCTCCTAAGTTTATAAAGCTTGTAGAAGAAATGAAAGTTGTAATACATTGGTTTAAAGAAGAAAAGAAGATGATAGAGTTTTCTTGGCATGATATGATATATAACTTCAAGCCGATGTTTCTAGGAATATATAATGCTGTATACGATATAAGACATACTGAGTACAGAGCGGAAGAGTTAGGAATTGATAAGAGTAAATTATTCTGTCATAAAGATGTAGGTAATACATTTTATTTCAATTACTTCAATGAAGACCCAAAAGCCGCTAAGAGAAGACATAATTATGATACAGCTTCTTACACGAAAATAATATGCTCACAAATAACTTACTTCGGACTTAGACCGCAAGACCAGCTTGAAAGAGAGTCATTAGACGCTGTAGCTAAATTTGAACTTGGATTTGGTAAGCTATCTTATGCTCACATAACAGACTTCATTGGAAGACTTCCGTATTTAGATTTTATAACTTATCTTATGTATAATATGATTGACGTTATTGATATGGCTTTTCTTGATATGAAGACAGATGATGTAAACTCACTTATTACAAGAAGATTTATTGTGAGAACTGAATATGGAAGAGTATTCTCTCCAATGACATCAGTTACTAATACATTCTATCACTTATGTAAAAGAATGGGTTATATTATGGCAAATGATGTTAATAAACTTATTATGACAAAGAATGAATCAGCTGAAGCTATAATGGAGAGACTTCGTGAAGCAGATGAAGCAATAGAGTCAACTTATGATGTACTTACAAATAGAATACAAATAGCTGGTGGACTTTGCTCAGACCCAAATAAGTTTAAAAAGAATATGACACCATTTCTTGAAGATTTAGTAAATAATAAGTTCTTAAGATATGTGATGGACGCTGACGCTGTATCTATGTATCCTATGATAATAGAGCATACAAATGTATCTAAGGATAGTTTAGATGGTAGAATAGAAACTGTAGATAAAGATACAAATAAAGTAGAGAGATGTACACAAGCACTTATATCTAAAGAGCTTGATGAAATAGGAGAAGCTTTCTTTAATCTTCCATCTGCAAAAGAGATAGCTTCTAAGTTTTATAATATTGAAGTTAATATTCCTAAGATTAGAAAGAGTGAAGCAGGAAAGCTTTTGCATCTTGATGACGATAGATACAAAAAAGCTGAGATAGTAAGAAAGATACTCGCAAAGCTTGATAATGTAAAGATAGACGCGTCTGATATTAAAGCTGGGATATTATCTACCTTGGGATATTTTCATATAAAAAATAATATGTCTAATATGCTTATAAACGGTTCTTTATATGAAATAGACTTTATTCCTGATAGTAATTTTAAATATAAATCTTTAGGAGATTTATTTACATTAAAAGATGATGAAGATGGATATATCTTTAAAGTAGATGGTAAATACTATTCTGATATGTCAACTTATTTAAAACCACATAGATTTCCAAAGCTTGGGATATATGTAAAAGAAAGACTTTCTAAAGAAACTATTAATCGTATTCAGAATAATAACTATACTATTGAGACTATAGAAGTTGCTGATAGATTTATAGATGTTACAGGAAGAACTCATATATTCTTAACTGATGAAGATGTGTATGTATCTGTATACAATAATAATCTATTTGAATTTGAGTATTCTATTAAAGTACCTAAATTTGGAGAATTTAAAATAAGAATACTATCAAAGACATTACAGTATAAAAGAGACAGAACTATTGTATAGTATGACGCATACGTAGTTAATTTTTAATAAGACAGGTTTTTATTTTTTTTTTTATTAGTTCTATCTTAAATAAAAAAAAAAAGAAGAATACAGAACGATAATTTAATTTAATTCAATAACTAGGATTAAGATTGTAAATCCGACACGGACAGTGTTTGTCATTTATAACAATTTTCACACAACAGAGCATTAAAAAAATCACATAATACCACATCTTCTTAAAAAAAAAAAAAAAATAAACAACAACAAA